CCAGTTAGATTGGAAGTAGTAAAGCCATCTTTAAAAGAAATAGATTATTTAACTTATCTTTTAGAGAAAGAGCTGGGAATAAAAAAAGGTACCCTCATAAAAACAACATTTGATTTTACTTTAATTCAAACTATAGATGATGGCAACATAGACTCTACTAAGAGAATTTCTTTTTTTAGATTCAGCAAAGATAATGTCCTAATGTTTCTTGAAATTGTTTATGATGACGCAAATAAATGTTTAGCGGCAAAAGTTATTAACAATGATCAAGTTTGCATTATATCTTTTGCTACTTTTGAAGAGATGAGAGATATAAATGCAATTACTCAAGAAAATTTCCTTGATTTCTTTTCATGTATTTTAGTTAAGTGGGAACCCTGATAATACTTGAAAAGCGTTTTCCTATATGATATGATAGAGAAATCCCTATTTAGGAAAAACATGAGCATAACATTCAAAGATGAAGTAGCTAAAAAGCTAACAAAGTCAGATCTTCCCAGTAATATTAAAGGAAGAAAAATGGATATTCAATTTGAATTAAAAAACTATCTTGGAATGAAGATAGGATCAATGATTGAAATTCAGCAACCCATTGAATGTCATTCAATGATTGGAGATAAACTTGGAGTTGATGTTCCTGTACTCCTGCCTGGGAGTAGCAGTGTTTTATTTGCAGGAATCGATTATTGCTCAATTCTAAAGCACATGGTCCTTGTCTTTGTATATGAAGACAAGGTTCTTTATCTAGATTATGATAAATTTTCTAAGCCAGGTCTTCAGGGTAAGATCCTTGGTGACTCTTTTAAGGTATTAATTAATAGCGGACAAACATACGCTAAATAAATTATAAAATTAACAACAATCATGTCTTCATCTATTGAGGAAATAACATGTCTCAAGTTTTGATTAAGAGTTCTTTGCGGTATCCGGGTGGAAAGCAAAGGATTGTAAAAGATATCTATAATAAAATTCCTCTAGAGTTCACAGAATATCGTGAACCTTTCTTTGGAGGAGGTTCTGTATTTTTCTATATAAAACAGCAGAGAAGTGAAGTTCATAATTGGTGGATTAACGATAAATTCGAACCAATTGCAAATTTTTGGCAACAATCTGCAAATTCATCCGATCAATTAACAAATATTGTAAACTCATTGAAGCAACAATATTCAACTGGCAAAGAACTTCATGCCAAGTTGAGAAGAGAGTATCTTAATCTAAATAAGGATGAACAAGCAGCAGCCTTGTTCATTTTAAATCGTTGTAGCTTCAGCGGTCTTACGTTCAGCGGTGGGTATAGCCAACAAGCTTTTGATGGTAGACTAACTACCAATAGCATTAAGAATATTTCTAAAGTAGAACCCCTGTTCTCGAACGCTAAGATTACAAATCTAGATTATAATGATTTACTTACAGCTCCGGCGGACCAATCAAATGGTAAGGTTTTTATATTTCTAGATCCGCCATATGATATTAAATCAAGTAATCTATATGGCAGTACTGGAAATATGCACCAGGGTTTTAATCATGTTGAATTTGCAGATAATTGTAAAAACTGCAAAGATCATCTATGGATGATTACATATAATGATAATGAACATATACGACATCTATTTTCCTGGGCAAACATTCAGGAGATAGATGTCGTATATAATATGAATTCGGCGGGTAAAAAGAAGAAGGAACTTGTGATTACAAATTATTAATCATTCAACTTCTTCTTTAACAACATAATACTTTATGTTTCTTCCTTCTTGAGCATAGATTGAGATTCTACAACCAGCTATACCAAGATTTGCTTTCTTACCTTCGTATCTTGCAACAAAGACAGGAGCATATTTTGTTTCAAGACTTGTTAAATCTTCAGCAGAGGAGATAATTTTATCTGCTGTCAAATCCCAAGTTCCATCTTCCCTTGGTGTTAAGGTAAACATTCCTTGTGCAAGGAAATCTACTGCATTTGTTCCTTTTTCTTTTGTTATTTTACCCTCGTTATCAACGATATCTTGTCCAAACATTGCCATCTTTTTTAGATTTGGATCAACTATTAATTTGGCAATTGTAATTCTTCTTGGAAAGATATAAATCGATTCTTCCCCAAATCTTTTGTCTTTGATTGAATCGTTCCAAGGATTTGTACTTTTAGTTCCTTTAGACAAATCAGCATCAATAAATTGACTTATTGTTCCATCACCATATCTTTTTGATATAGAATATAACCAATCTTTTATAGATTTGCCAAAATCTTGCGTTTCAGGATGACTAAAGATTTTATTTCTTCCCTTTTCAGAAACTCCACTATATTGTCCGAAATCTGTTGGTTCTTTACCAGATTTATGAGAAATGAAAGCAATTGTTTTGTTTGCCTTATCTTTAATTTCAAAATCAGAAATAGGTTTATTAGCAGAACCTGGAGTTCTTATAACTTTAACAACATCTTTCAATAACATTATTTCTTTTTTAAAAGAATCAATGACATGAATTGTTATTGGTGTAATACCATTATCAGTTGCCGCTTCAATTAAACTATTCAATTTATCAAAATAAAATTTTTCCTTTTTTAAAGCATGTTCAGATTCTTTACCACCAAAATCAGATGTTTTTAACAATTTTCCCGTATATATCGTGTCTATCTTGTAAGAAACGCGATCTATGTCAGCTCCATACTTTTTACTTTCAAACTTTTCTAGAGCATCTTTTATTTGTTTCTCTGAAAATTTAGCTGCTTTTAAATCAGATATTATATCTTCTTTTGATTTAAAGATAGGTTGTTGTAAAGGTAATTTAATACTGTAAGCTTCCCTATCTCCACGTTTGAAAAGCTTTGCATAAATTTCTTCTTTATCACCTTCACTTGGAAGATATTCTCTGTTCAAATTAATTGGAGAAATAGTCTTTCCTTCGGCACGATCTTTTACCATGGTTTCTAAATTAGTTATTAATTTAGGTTGTTTGACTATCTTGACTTCGTTACCGTAAATAATACGCATTAACGGATCATTTATGACAGCAAGAGGTTCATCGTTTTTAATTTTATTTAATAAAATTTCTAAATTATTTCTTTTTATTAATTCAGCAAATCCTAAGCCAGCCATATTTCGTCCTTTACTTTTTAAATTATTTCTTTTTTATTTCTTGGAGGGATTCAAAAATATTAACAAAGGGGCGTTTGGATCTCCAGAAGGTTCTACATTAATCAAATTTCCAGCATCAGGAGGAATTATTTCTTTTATTTCTTCTGCCGCAGCACTCTGTTCTGAAATAAACTTTTCTTTCAATAAGAAAAGAACTTCTTTTAAGACTTCTTCTTGTATATTTGCTATTTTTAATCTTTTTGTCATTTTATTAGTAGCATCTTAATATATTACCAATTTAATTAGTAATATGGGGAAAAATATTCAAGAGAATGCATATTCCATTAAAGAAATTAAAAGTATTCTTGCAGACGCTGGATACAAATCTGGAACTTTATTAGAATTTACTGGAGATTTCCCTTTCTTTAGTCACAATGACTTTTGGAACTATCTAGATGATTTTGACATATATCATTTATCAAGTAAACAATATTGCGAAGATTTGCTATTTCTCTTTGGAGAACCATTGCTTCTAATAGATATCTCCAGCTCGCCACCCAGTTTTTTAAATCAAAAAGATTCAACCACTGGGTTCTTTTTGAGATTTATGTATAGAAATCAATTATTTAGCACAAGTGAGTTCCAATCTTCTTCTTCAGGATTAGATCTTTTTAAAAGAATTTTTAATTTATATGATCCTTTGCTGTTTTTACCAGAACAAGAAATTATATAACTTCTTCTAAACGATTTGTATCTACTTTAATCCAACCCCTGCGTTCTTCATAAAGAATATATAACCAAACTTCATGAAAAGATGTGGGAGGATCTGAAGATAATTGAATTAATTTAGATGGTCCTATATCAAGAACTAAAAATGGAGAATTCATATCATAATATCCATTTGTATCTTCTCTATATAATTGTAACCAATCTTCAGGAATTAGTAAAGATATATCTGAAGTATAGATTCTATCTGCTTTTGGAAAATCAGTAACTGGTACAATTGGACTTGTTACACAATATAATTTACCCGGCTCAATTACTATATCTGCTGATATAGATGTATATCTAATTGATTCACTCATTTTCTTTTTTCTCTTGTAGTTCTTCTAAAATTAGTCCAATTACTTCACCATCTAACCCATCATATAATTGATATTGAATCTCGGCATCCGTATTAGCTTTAATTTTTTTTCTTGCGTGAAGAAAAGCTTTATTGATATCAGGATATAATCTTAATATTTTTATTCCTTTTTCATTACCAACTAAAAATTCTAAATATATTCTCAGATGATTTGTTTTTGAATTAAAGGCAGCAAACGAAGAGATGTCTATGTCTTCATATAACTGAAAAGTAGAATCTATTGTTTTAACGTTTAATAACAATACACATTCTTCTTTAATTTCTAATATTTTTAATCCAGGAGATATAACATTATTTGTTTGTTGTCGTCTTAAATTTTTAATAAAATTAATCATGCTTGTGTGTTCATAAAATGAAACAGACTTGCTAATAATTTTGAATATTTTGCCAGGTTTGAAATACTCAAATACCTCATCAATTTTTTTTCTAAACTCTGGATCTTCTTTTGATGTAGGCTCCATAATAATAATGATGTTCAAAAAATAAAAAGTAGAAGAAATAAATCTTCTACTTTCGAGTATGTTTGAATATGCTTGATATTATTAGGAAAATATCATTTTTTCTTGATGTAAAATTAAATGTATTTTACTTTTCTATCTGATGTCCAAAAAGCTATCCGTGATGATTCTTCGCTTGAATCTAAAATAGAGTCATCATTTGAGCCACTAAAATCATCTAATAAAATATAAATATAAGAATCTATAATCTGTCCATTTGATAACTTAAACGAAAAAGTTCTACGTGAATAAAAGCTACCTTCGCTTTCAAGCCTATCTAAATTTCGAAGTGTATAATGATTAACAGAATAAATCTCTCCTTTAATCTTATCATTACCTACATCATAAACACCAGGAAAGCTTCCAAGACTAACCATTCTAAATCTTGAATCAACAGTTGTCGCATCTCCTAAAAATTCAGATTGACTTAAAAATCCATGATTTCCAAATCCTTCTTTTAAACTTCCATAAACAAATACATTGTACATAATAATCACCATTAACCTGTGTGACAGTATATTACCATATGATACAGATAATTTCAATCAAAAGAAAAAATTTTCTTTTTAGAATGAATGCTCTAATCGGTTGACACTCTATACGGATCTGCTATCTTAAGAACATACGGAATAGCTAACGGTTCTAACAAGGGAGATACAAATGACGATTCCGGGGCGCAAGTTTGGTGTTGAGATTGAATTTATTGGTGCATATCCCAATGATGTGGCTCGTGCTATCACTGCCGCAGGGATTCCTTGCGCTGTCGAGGGTTACAATCATGCTACTCGCAATCATTGGAAGGTTGTAAGTGATGGTAGTGTCCAGGTTAATTCCAATATGGAGCCTGGTATGTGCGGTGAATTGGTTTCCCCGCCGCTCTCTGGTGATGCCGGTCTTGAACAGGTCCGTATCGTTGCAAGGGCTATCTCTCTCGCTGGTGCAACCGTTAACAAGTCTTGCGGCTTGCATGTGCATGTGGATGCAAATGATCTAAACGCTGGACAGATTCTTTCTGTTGTGCGTCGTTATGCTCATTTCGAGGATGATATCAATAATTTTATGCCTCCTTCCCGTCGTGGAAGTCGTTGGGCGCATAGTGTCGGCGGTGATTATGTCGATAGTCTACTGCGACAGGTTAACCGTTATGGAAATCCACGGAATATCTTTGGCGGGTTGAATCGCTATATGGCGGTTAATCTTGCTAGCTACGCTCGTCATGGTACGATTGAATTTCGTCAGCACAGCGGTAGTACCAATTCTGTTAAGATTTGTAATTGGATTACCTTTTGTGTGCATTTTGTGAGCAAGGCTATCCAGGCTCAGGTTCTTCCGGCAGCTATGCCTACTACGGAAAATGCAGCGGCTCGTATCGTGCGGCGTGGTCGCCGTCCCAACTATGAAGCTCGTAGGCAGGTAGTTTCTGCTCTAATGAATAACGAGAGATATATGTGGGGTTGCAGCGCGGGAGAATTGGCAAATATTTCTGGTTATGCAGAAAATCGCCTTGGATTCCGAGGACAGATTTTTAACGAAATTCGTCAGTTTGCAAACGTCACTCTTAATTCGCCGCGACGGGCACAAATCAGGGGAATTCACAACGAAGCCATGATGAATGTCTGGCTCGGAAATACCCAGTCTGCCGATCCTGCTCTGGATGCACGCACCTCTTATCTTAATAGCCGCCGAAATAATCAGGTGGGAGTTGTGACCTATACCGTTCCCCCGGTTGCATCGGCAGATACCCTTTTTGACAATATGCCGCTTGAAATTTCTCAGTTTTATAACGAGCGTACCAGCGAGTTTTCCTGATACGCTAGGAGGTTGAAATGCTAAACAAGTATGTCTTTATTGAAGATGGAGTCACCTATTTTGCACACAGTCACGAAGCTTTTGTCAGACAGCTAAGTTTTGGACATTGGTTTTCTCAGAATCATGATCCAAAGGATCTAGATGGTTATATGTATGGCTTTGCACAGAGACTCCGAAATATCATCGGAATTGATATTAACTGGAATTCTCCCGATCATTTTGTTCGCAGTCTTATGGATTGCGGAATGATTTCCGTTACAGAATTGCAGCTTAATTGATATATGGGCGGGGGATTATTTATTTTCTCCCGCCCGTTTATTTTGTTATTAACTTTAGCTATACTGAGTGTTTAAACAAAGGAGAGTAAATGGAAACTGAAGATGTTACTATTCTTAAGGAAAAGGCTCGCTGGGTTGTTATAAAGGCTAGCATTGCAACTGCCGTTACTTTTATGTGTATGGTAGTTGGATTTGTTACTATTTTCCAACTTGTACTGCTTTCTGATACTGAGATAAGTCCCAGCCCTTCTATCGAATTGTCTCGGAGTTGTGAAAGATCTAATGGATTGCTTGTCGAAGGTGTAAATCAGCACGGGGATGGATATAATCGCTTTTCTATCTGTGTCCCTTATGAAGCTCTTACTTGTATCGATGTAGAGTGATATACTTATTTTTAGAAATTTAGTATAGTTAAAGCTATCAACTGTAGCTTAAATAAAGCCCCTGTTGGTCACAGGGAAGATGAAGGTTAGAATCCTTCTGGTTGATACTTGGAAAGTAACCTTCTGAGGTTGGAGCACCGATTGGAATTCGGTTGGTGGGGGAAACCCTATGAGATTCGAGTTCTCTGCTTTCCGTTATCAAAAATCTTATGAAGATTGGTTTTACATGTGGATCATTTGATTTGCTACATACTGGACATGCAATGATGCTCCAGGAAGCAAAATCTTATTGTGATTATTTAATTGTTGCAATACAAAGCGATCCCACTCTTGATAGAGAAACTAAAAACAAACCAATTCAAAGTTATGAAGAGCGAATTACAATGCTCAAAGCAATCAAATATGTAGATGAGATTACATATTATGATACAGAAAAAGATTTATGTGAGTTATTGAAGCGAATAAAGCCTGATATCCGAATCATTGGAGCTGATTGGCAGGGAAAACAATATACTGGATATGATTTAGATATCCCGGTTGTATTTAATTCTAGAAATCATGGATTCTCTACATCTGAATTACGTAAGAGAGTCTATGAAGCAGAATTAAAGAAGTTTTCTAAATGAAATTTACTCCAGGAGATTTAGTTAAGATAAAAAATACTAACATGTCTCCATATTCACCAGGAGTAATGTTAACGATTATCTATCAAGAAAATATAGATACATTCGAAGTCAGAGAAGAATTTATTTCTTATGGAACCTATGCTATAGTAATAAGAAATCCAGATGATGAAGACAATGAGATGTATGGAGAATATCAGATATTAATTGATGATAAATTCTATTATTGTCCTGAAGACTGGTTAGAAATAGCTCATAAGGAATAATATGCGGAAACCAAAGGGAACTCAAGAAGGGAATTTAGTTAAGTTAGTTCCTGGTAATAATTTCTTAGCTAGAAAGATTATGCCAAGATATCTTTGGGGAATTTCTCCAGGTAACTCAACTCCCCGCCCGGAAGATATTGTAGTCTTTCAGGTTGACAAACCTTGCAAATTTCAATTCTCTATAAAATTCCCAGCAGGAACTATTGGAATGATTCTAGCCGGGAAAAGAACTCGTGTTCGTCGTGGTTCTCTCCCGTATTATATTATATTGATTAATAAAAACTTATATAAGATTGATGTTAACTGTGTTGAATATATTGATCAAAATAATTTGATAAACTGTTAATAATCTTATAACCATCTGTTATTATAAAGATAAGCCAAACGGCAAATATAAACAACCCAAACATTATAGGAAAACAAAATGGATAAGAATAGCGTTCGTTCGTTTATTAACTCTCTAAATCCCGGAACTTCTCTTACAGTTAACTTTGTTGGAGGTTCTCTTGTGGACTCTCGTGGAGTGCATGTAGCAAACTCAGGTACCTTTACCCTTAATCGTAAGTCTACCGGGCGTGGTAAGGGTGGATCTCTTATCATGCATCTTATGGACAGTAATGGAACGATGGTTCAGATTGGTACGTCGCATAGCGATAGTATTCTAAACTTCCAGGCGGCTGGTGGAGAGCTTGTAGGCTATGCTAATGCCGCAGAGATGCCTGTTGTCTACCCTCGTGACAACCAGCAGGCTGCAACCCTCAAGGAAGCCGCTAGGAGCCTCGTGGGTACGTCTGGAAAGCGTGTTACGGTCAACTCTAGCCTCCCGCATCTAAATGGCACCTTCACCGTCCAGAGGGCTGTACAGCTACGTGGGCGTAATGGTCAGGTCGTACTGACACTTGTGAATGGTGATGATAACTATGAACTCTGGTCATATCGACACTCCGGAGTAGTTAGTTCAATAGTCATCCACTGATTATTTAAAATAAAATCTCCATATGATAAGCCCGAAGTAGAAATGCTTCGGGCTTTCTGTTTAGAGGAATTATGATTAAACCAGGAATGTTAATTCAATGGAAATTTGATAACTCAAAATGGGGTTGGATTTATAAAGAAAAACCAACAAGTACATATGAAGATAATAATGTCTTTGAATGGTTTAAGCAAAAAACTAGGATTAGTGAAGAGCAAGTTTTTGAAGAACTTAAATATCAGTATGCATTATTAGTGGTAGATAAATTATCTCATCAATACAAAGTTGGTAATGTTATTCTTAAGAACAAGGTGTATTGGAAATGTATTCTAACAAAACAGGATGGAACAACTCAATATGTTTGGGTTGAAGATGATGAAGTAGAACCTTATGTAGAAGGTAGTTATGAAACTAAAAATCTTCTTTTAAAAAAACATTTAAGGCGAATAGAAAATAAAAATGAATAATTAAAGTTTGTATGAGTAAGAAAAAATTAAAAGAATTAATAGAGCTGCTTGTAGAAGAACAAACAAATTATTCTGTTGGACCCCTTTATCTTTTTAAGAACAAAGTTTTAGGAATGGTTATTCGTGAAATGATCGTTTCAGGAAGAAAGATTGGTAGCGATACAGAATTCTGGAGTCTTATTCATGATTCAGTTTCTCAGGTTAAGACTATAATTGACGGTGTGCTTAAAGATGTAGCAATGCAAACTCCAAATCAAGAAAAACTAAACTGGGAAGAATATATGGAGTTATATAGATCTTTTGATAGAGTTTTTAAAGAAGAGTTAAAAGGAAAAGGTCTTTCTTCTCCCGCTGAAATGTTAGCATTAATCTCAGACTCCGCAGGAAAAATTCGTAGCGACCTTGACCTAACATATTCCCTAATCGAAAGAGATATATCTACAATTCCGTATCCAATCTTTTTTGCCAAATATAATACTTTCGGTAATTGAGATTTTATGATTAGCTTAATCGAAATTAAAACTTTCGAATCTAAAAACATTCCAAATCCAGATGTTCAATATCAATTGATCAATAGAATTGATATTCCTCTATATCCAGATAAGTTGATAGAAATTCCAAAAATAGATAAATCAATATGGATAGCTAATGATTACTTTATTGACATTATCTGGAAAATGATTGCTACATGTGTCCAAAAAGATTTAGAATATTTAACTGCACCACAGATAGGAATAAATAAATGCTTTGCTGTAATGAGACTATTCGACCTATCTGGAGAAGGTATCCTACCAATAGCAAATAAGATTGCAGATAGACCATTTATTGTTATTATAAATCCAACCTGGAATATAAATTCAAATAGCAGAGGGAAAGTATCTGCTTATGAATGTTGCTCATCTTCTCCAGAAGAAAGAATTCTTATAGAAAGACCATATTCTATTATTGCAAATTATATCTCTCTTAATCAAGATAACGAAAATTATCACATCATTGAAGAAATAAATGGTTGGAGAGCAAGAGTGTTCCAACATATTCATGAACATTTCTCCAATATAAAATTCTTAGACTATAAAAGATGAAAGCAGAAGACTTACATCTTCTGCTTTCTAGTGTTTGTTTATGATTTGGGGGGTTATGTAGGGAAACAAACTAGGAATAAATAGTGTTAACTATTTCATCTTTCTGTGGGTACAAGAATTATTTTTTCTAGAAGGTCTCCAGAAATACGTTTGTTTGCAAATATATCGTTAAAACGTATGTCATGACAAACCTTTTCAAACTTATGATGAAAAAAAATTAATCTAATCTTCTCACCTGGCAGCTCTATCTTCTCAAGATAGATTATATATTCTTCGCTTTCTATAATTTGAGGTGTCTTTATATTTCCAAACTCCCCTAATGATAAATTATAAAAAACAATTTCTTCATTGATGCGGAAAAGATCTCCAATAGAAAAATAACTTATCTTTTCTCTTGCTTCTTCTTCTGTTAAATAATAAGAATTATATCCTGATAATCTGTCTCTCATATTACAGGTTGTAAATATTCATTAATAAATTTTTCATAAAATGAATGAATATAGCTGTAATAATGTTTATCCTGAAACAGGAATCCTAAAACAATATATTTTTCATGAACTTTACCAAAAGTAGTTTCAATGATATATTTTTCTGTTATTAATAATATATTTTCTTTGTCTTTGTTATGATTTCTAAACTTAGGAGGAGTAATTCTATTTAGAACCCACTCTCCATTGCCTCTTAAAAAAGACAATAAATGATCTCTTTCTAACCAAAATCCTGACTTAATAAAATGTTCAATACATTGATTGCTGACATAGTAAAGTTGTCCAGAACAAATCTTATTTGTAAAATTTTCTATTTCTTCTTTTTTTGGTCCTTGAGTCTGTTCCATTTTTTTAACTACATCTAGTATAATGTTAAATTATACATACATAAACAATAATAAATAACTTCTTTAAAAGAAAAAGCCGGGGGATACCCGGCTTTTAAAGCGAACATGTTTATAAGTCAGATCGACTGGAACTTACCACCAGACTGTTTCATCTGAACTGCCAAGTCACCCTGACGCACATGATTCATGGTTCCAGACTCAGTAACAACCCACATAACACGGGCATTAAGAATCTGTCCCATGGTAGGAGCATAACCGTCTGTGAGGATAATGATACCGCTCCAACGACCACGATTCTCAGGACGATTGCAGAAATCAGCAACTGCCTGGAAATCGGTGCCACCACTACGGGTACGAAGAGGAGGGAATGGATCATTCTTCTTCCAGCGACGATAAGAATTCTCATCGATCTCCGTATCAAAATGATACGTGTCAATCTCTACAAGAGAAGAAAGACTCTGCAACTCTGCAAAGAGTAGAGCAATATCTTCGTCACTCATAGAGCCACTCTGATCCATAAAGCACGCAAAGTTTGCGTGCAGAGGACGCTTAACCCCAGGATGGATATAGGGCATCTTCTTGTTAATCTTCTTGATCGTAGCATGACGCTCCTGAGAACGGCAACGACCAATGAAATTCCTAAGAACGCTACGCCAATCAATCTCACGAGAGATCATCTTACGAATCATTTCCTGAATGTGAGCAGGAACAGATCCCCAATTGTTACTACGTTCTGCATTCTTAGCAGCCTTCTCAACCATATCCTTAAGCTTGCCACGAAGCTGTTCTGCAATTTCCTCTGGAATATTGCCCCAACCGCTGTGATCGTCTATAGAATCAATCGGGGAACTCATGATATCAATCGTACCATTTCCCCCGCCATTCTTTTCACGCTCTTCATCACGAATACGCTTCAATTCCTCAAAGTAGTAATCGCTACTCTCGTTAGGCTTTGCCTTCTCCAAGAAATCAGCGTATGCACCCTCAATAGGCTTGCCATTAGCAGGGTCAATGGGACGCTTGCCAGGAAAAAGACACAAATCAGGAAGATTCTCCTGTCCAATGATACTATTGATCGCAAGATCCGTAGCCCAGTTATAAAGCTTCTGATTGTCAGGATCAGAAACACCACGACCAAAAATATGCTGGAAGATTAGATGATAAAGCTCATGGCGGATAACACCAACCCTCTCAGCCTTATTGAGAGAACGCATAAACTTGGGATTATATCCCATCATAATCTCATAATTCTGTCGAGCATCACGGCGCAAACCAATGTATGCAGTAGGAACAGTAAGATCAATTCGCTTGGTAATCTCCATGCTGACCTGTCCAAGAAACGGATCATTCATGTAAACATGAAGGAAGTCACCATCAAATTCACGAGGCGAAAAATACTCAAGAGAGTCCTTAGCCTTCTGAATAGCAGAAGAAACAGCCTCGTCTTCCTCAACGCCATCAAGAATACCACTACCAGCAGTAACTTCATCAATGTTTTCGTTTTCCATGTTGCTCCTCATTCCCCATATGTAGCACACCTTCTAAACGATGTAAACCTTTTTCAAGATATTGTTCCCATCGTTATATTAATAAATATCTACCGGTAACTCAACAAGATTTATTTGTATAGAACAAAAAAATAAAAGAATAGAAAACTTTCCAAATAAGGTTTACAACTCTAACCAAGAATGCTATAAAGAGAATGTAACGAAAACAACCCAACAAGTTACACACTAACATTTAGGAGAGTATTTATGAGTCTTGCACTACCCGTAGGAATGAAGTCTATGCAGACGCTAATCAGCAGCGTCTCCCCCGAGATTACCATCTGTGTCCGTGGTGGACACGCTAAGGGTAAGTCCGAGGGTGTTCATCAGGCAGCAGAGCTTTGTCGAGATGATTTTTATCTTGATCCCGCCAATTGCGCTAGCATGGTGGAGGCTCTTAAGAATGAGCCCGCTATTGCAAAGCGACTTGCTAAGTCTGGTGGTGTCTGGACCCATGAGATGGGTCTGCCGGTGATTGAGCGGCGTCTGTCTCAGATGAGCGAGGGCGATACCATCGGTCTACCCAAGATGGAGGGTCGTTTCACTTCCTTCAAGCCCTGCGATTGGCTTATCTATTCCTGCGATTTCCCTGTCCTTCTCTTCCTTGACGAGCGTAACCGTGCGCTTGAGCAGGTTAAGCAGTCGGTCTTCCAGCTTGCCGATAGCAAGGCTTTTTACGGAAATCGCCTCCACGATGGAACCCGTATCGTTATCGCTGAGAATATCGGTGATGCATATCAGGTTAATCAGTCCGATCCTGCCGAGATCAGCCGTGCTGCAACGGTGATCCTTGAGACTACCCCCGAAGAGTGGATCGATTACGCTCAGAAGACTTGTCACCCTGCTACCGTCGAGTTTATTCGACAGAATCACAAGGCTCTAGAGCATAACGGTCCCTTTGAGGCTAACAAGAAGTACCCGGATCGTCGTTCCTGGTGGAAGCTTGATAAGGAGCTGGCTCGTCTAGATCTCTTTGAGAATGCCCACGAGCATATGTTCTATGTTATCTCCGGTGCTTTCCTTGGCTCCGAAACGGCAGGAGCGTTCCAGAAGTTCTGCCGAGAGCGTGAGCGTCATGTGAGCGCCAAGGATATTCTTGCCGATTGGACAAAGGCTAAGAACAGGCTTGGAAGCCAGATCAGCAATGAGCAGTTTATTGAGCTCTCCCATAAGCTTAATGAATGGCTGGCTAAGGGTACTCTTGAAGATAAGCAGGCAGATCAGCTTGCTATGTTTATGAAGGATTGCCCTCCTGAGCCCCGTATGCTTGTTTGGGTCGGTTCGCAGAAGAATTATAAGAACCTTATCAAGATCCATCCGAGAATTCAGGAGCTTATGGTCGCAACCGCTATGGGTAAGGATACCTCTGACGTTAATATCAATGTCGGACTCGCATCCAAGGATGCAGGTACTACCACTGCCGCAGCAGATCCCAATAAGCCCCGTACTCGTGGCGCTAAGAAGTGATCTTTTAGTCTCCTTGTTGGGTTGAAACTACGGAGAAAGGTTTAGGATAGATTCCTTGTAAAAATCTATCCACTTGTTCTATACTAAAAATATAGAACATTTGCGGGCATAGCTCAACGGTAGAGTCTCAGTTTTCCAAACTGATTGTTGCGAGTTCGAATCTCGCTGCCCGCTTTTCTAACGTTCTTTTAAAATTCGAGTCCAAGGAATATGTTCTAATCGCATTATTCCTTTATACTTTCCTTCGTAATGCAATTATCCATTGGACATATAGAAGGAGAGAAACCGTAATATATTTCCGTTTATTTGGAAAAGCTCTCGTATGTTATGGTTCATATTCGGAGAGAAGTGCCCTCCAAGATTTTAGGAACATTAAAATATAGTCTTGGAGGGTGCGGTACCTTCTGTTGGATTCTAATCAAATCCTTCATACATATTTATTCATGATGACAGATAATAAAAAAAAGAAAGTCATAGTTCCCGCACCAGAAAAGTTAAGCGGCGAAACAAATAATCTTAAATTGTCACTCGTCGTTATGCAAAAAATGGACAAAGATATCCAAACAAGAATCGTATTCTCAGCATTAAACCTTAATACAGATTGGTTATATAAAATCTTCGCAACAGGTTGCGAAGAAATGTACGTCAGAACTATCCTAAAAGAATTACCAAATCATACCCAAAAAAATAAAAAAATCCTCCTAGATGATCTTAAAGCATTTGGTTATATTATAAATAAAAATATATCCTAATCAGTTTATAAGTTATACTTCAATTGCTATACTAAATCCATCAAGAAAATATGGTGTGGAAGGCGAATTGGTACAGCCGCTACTCTTATAAAGTAGGAACGTCTTGTGGGTTCAAATCCCACCTACACCATTAAAATAAACAATAAAATTCTTCAAGAAAATAAAATTATGATAATAGATCAAATAACACGTTCTGTGAATAGCGGTACCCAAAGAATTATACGTTTTAATAACGGTTATGGTGCTAGTATAGTAAATCATAGTTTCTCCTATGGAACTGAAATGGCTGTTATCAGATTTAATGGTTCCAATATAGATAATTTTGATTTATGTTATACTACTCCAATTACGGATGACGTATTAGGTCATCTATCTGAAGAAGATGTAGAGAGATATCTAAATCTCATAGAATTGCTTCCTTCTACTTGTTGAAAACTTGTTTATGCCAGCGTGGTGAAATGGCAGCCACAGCGGTTTCAAGTCCCGCCGAGTATTTTTACACTCTTGTCAGTTCGACTCTGACCGCTGGTATTGTCAAAAAGAATGATGAAAACAGTTTACATTTAGAAGAACAGATGCTATAGTAAGAGAGTAGAGATTGACAGAGACTGATTGAAAACTAAAAATGGGATCATGATGGAATCAGGTATACATGGCAGACTTGTAGGTAAATGTATGATAAACATTTACACTTGAGCATCTAAGCAGAAATGCTTTGAATGAATCGCATCAAATTCGGTGAAACCTTAGCAGGTAAAGCTGATGGCAATCCCGAGCCAAGCAGGAAGTAATGAGAATTATTTCCAGGCGTGTGTAGAGACTAGATGGTGCGGACCTGAACAAGTAGAGTTGAAGGTCAAGGTATAGTCCAGACCACAAACCGTAAGGGTAGTGAAAACTATAGTGGTAAGAAAATCTGCTGCTCGCAAGAGCGTCCCGGTTCGAGTCCGGGTGGTCCTATGTGTGAGAACACCAAAATAAAAAAATAAGGTATATTATGAGTATAGATGAATGGACTTTGTTTGTTGATTCGATGATTCTTGCTGTAATTGTTGTATGGGCGGTAATGGATCGATGCAACATTTATATACTCAATAAGTGAGATGTGGTAAAAGAAAAGAGTTTAAGAATAGCATGAAGCCGCTAGGATTAATTTCTTAGCGGCTTCATTGTTTTTATTAGATTTTTTTATTATTCAGCGTTTGCTGCGTAATTGACGAGTTATTTCTTCGCGGACCATTCTATCTATTCTATTAATTGATTCTTTTACCGGTTCTGGAAACATCTTACTTGTAATATCTTCTGTTTGTAAACTTGGCTCCATTTTCAATGCTCTATCAATTAATTTTTTAAAAACAGGAACCATAAGCGGTTCAAGCTTTTTAAAAGCTTTTTCCCCGAATTCTGGGTTTGAGGCTAAGAATTTTTCTATTGCACCTTGTTTAGCTGCTAATTTTTTTAAGTAAATATTATGCAACAGAAGAAAATTCAAAAGAGTTGACAAGCTGTGGAGTGAATGCTAGAACTATAAGAAAGGAGATAGGAAATGACTTTTCAGCCGCTACAGCACCGTTATTGTTCTCGTTGCCGTTGTGAATTGAGCGATGTAGCATCAATGGAACGTGGAATGGGTCCGCTTTGTGCAGGTAAGAGCACCAAGCTATATGCAAAGACTATTCCTGCAAATTATGCAATGGCAAATATTAGTGCTCTTGCAATCAACGATGAACTAATGCATTCTGAGTGTCATTCTCTATGGCATGAAACCCGTCAGAAGCTTCTTGAGGCTACGCAGAATGCAGCAAATGTGGATCAGGCAAATAATTTTGCTTGGACTGGTGAGGATCTTCGTCGGATTGTAAAGAATATTGATTTTATTCTTTCTTATCGTCATCCCCGTGAATCTACCAGGGATCATCTTATTCAGGTTGTTCGTCATCTTGGATATGTTGGTTTGGCTGGTGTTCTTTCTGGTGAGGCTTCTACTGGCGAAGCTCGTCTATGGTTTGAGAATGGAAAGGTAAATCTTCAGGGCAGCCGCAATAAGAATGCGTATAGGGCATTTGCAGCCATTCGTGGAGTTACGCTACCTCGTGCCGTTGGCAAGCCTTACATGGCTCCTGTGAGCCTTCTAGAGCCCTTCCTGAGCCTTGTGTTGCGGTTCTATCCAATGTACGAGGGAGACTTTGGAGAGATTCGTGCTGCGGCTGCTGCATGGGTTCCACCGGCACCGGATCAGACGTTTTATATTACTCCTACAGTTACTGAAGCACTAGATGGAGTTGCATATATCCGTATGAGGAGTGAGGATTTTACTCTTCAGTTTAATTGGATGCGAAATACAAACATGGCAGGATTTATTGCTAGTTTGAAGTCTGCTGTTCCTTATGATTCTCGTGCATTTGATCCTGTGACAAAGCTATGGCGATTTAAGAAGGAGCATCTGGATACTGTAAAGGGAGTCATTACGAATTCCCATATCTTTACTGAAACTAGGGAGATTTCTAGTGAAGACATTACTCCGCCTAATTCATATACATTCAGTAGTGGTCGAAGTGGTTATGGTTATAGAAGGTATGTTTGATTGATGAGAGAGCCCTGGAGAGATCCGGGGCTTTTTCTTTTCAATCTAAGAAATCTTTTGAGAAGAGATCTTTAAGGCTTTTTGGTCTAGCTACAGAGACATTAGCTACTTTAGCATTCACGGTTATTTTCTTTTTTCTATTTTCTTCTGCTGCTGACATGAGTAAGCGTTTAGCTTCTTCTAGGGTATCTTTATTTTTTGTTACCGCCTCTTTTATTGGTTGAGGAGCTGGAGCAGATTTTTGTTGTGGTTCTTCATTATGGGTTAAAGCTTCAAGGAATGCTTTTTTAAGATTATTTTTAGCGGCGGTAGCAGCTTTAGAAAGTTTAGATTCCTGGAATGAATCTTCATTTGATTCTGAAATTGTAGAAGATTCAGGTATACCTGATGCTGTGAATGTCTTTTGAACTCTTTCTGGAACAACACCTTCAAATCCTGGTGCTAATAAAACTGTACCTGATTTTAGAGCCGGAGCAGCAAAAACTATCTGTTCAATCCCTGAAACTGCTTCTGGTGGAACAGGTTTTCGTTGTGAGTTTGTCGTTACTGGATCTGAGATAAAGAATTCATCAAGATTTATTTTATCTTCAGAAGTTAATTGATGATATTCTTCACGATATTCAGGTTTCTTCTTTTCCATCAATTCTTCTTCTTCTTCTATGGCGTCTTCTTCTTCAATATCTTCATCTTCCATGTCTTCTTCCGAAGAATCATCATCTATATCGTCTTCTTCCATATCTTCTTCGTCTGACTCTTCTTCTTCGAGATCTTCATCTTCATTATAATCTTCGTCTTCTAATTCTTCATCTGAGTCAATTGGTTCTGATGGGGTAGATTTATCTTTGTCTACAGCGGCTGTAACTGTAACTGGGGCTGCTTTTATTTTTAATGGTTCTTTGAATGAGATGAGTAATTCCGTTGGGGTAAAGTATAAACTTCCCAGGATGACTTCTAATTTACCGAGATATTTTTTACCGATATTATAATTTTCTTTTAATCCTGGGATTAGAACTTTGATTACATCATTTGGTTCTCTTGTACATGGATATACGATACCTTTATCTGAACCGAAATCTGTTACAAGGAAACGGAACTTAGGTTTTGATTTAGGATCTGAAGTAGTTCCTTCAATTGACATTTTGAAGCTAAGTTCATTTTCTTCATTTAGACGTAGTTCTACTTTTGGGATTGGATTCATAGATTAGTTCTTTTTTCTGAGATAAGATTTAGGAAGTTACTCTTAACTATTGGTAAGACTTCTTTATTTTGATAAGTATTGTTTTCAAGTATACAAGAACCTACAAGTGCTTCATCTGAAAGTTGCTGAGAGGTATAATAGAAATCTTCTACTTCGACTATTATATTAGGTTTATCGGATACACCATGAGCTATGGTTTGTATTTTAGGAACTTGTAAGCTACCTTTTAATTTAATAGTTTTAGGAGCTGCCTGATGTTTTTCTAGTCTTTTTTGATTAAGAGTTAAGAGATTAGTTTCTACACTAAGATCCAATTTAATTTCTCTTCTTTTGCCAGCGCCGGAACCTCCAAGAAATCTAAATTTACTTTGAGGTTGTCCTGCGGGGGCACCTGGGAGTTCGATACCACCATCCCAGAGAAGAAGATCGTCCCAGAGGAAGTTGTCGTCATAGAGTTGCTCTTCATTTAAGAATCTTTCGAAAACTCGTTTCATAAGAATATCTTTTTTTCCTCATCTATAATAGATAGAGTTTGAAGAAGTTGTTTTTTTGTTTCTTCATATCCAAATATAATAGCTTCCTTAATAGATTCTTTTTGAAAGATCATGCTATCTGGATTTGGGATTCTAGATGGAATAAATATATTAATTTTAATATTATCGATAGTTTTTGCTGCACGAAGAGCTGTATAGCAATCCATTAGATATATTTGATCGCTCATTATTTCTGATGCTCTAAGAGCTACCCTTGGTGCGCTTACAAGAGTATATTCCTCGCCTATTCTTTCTCTTGTAGCTATTGGAGTAGTTAAAATTACATCAATTTCATCTGGTCTTTCTTTTAGGGCTTCTAGAATAGGAACCTGGTGACGTATACCTCCATCTACCCATTTTTGTCCATCTATTATTATAGGATCAAATATAAGAGGAAGATGACTACTAGCAAGAATATATTCTCTTATCTTTTCATTATTTCCGGGAATAGCAACATATTCTCCTGAATGAAGATTTACGCATCCAACAGTTAATACGGTTTTACTACCTATAATTCTTTGTTCATCTAAGAATTCTGTAACCAAAGCTCTTAATGGAGCTCCAGAGTATAGGCTTCCTTTTCTCATGGAATAGAGATAATTAATTGGTTTAATAGAAGACCAAGGAATATATATGTCAGATGTAGAATGAATATTATTCCATATATTTAACAATCCATGCATATTAGCTGCTTGTTCATCTGGCGGAAACATAGCAATCCAGGAAGCATTTAAGGCACCTACTGAGATACCGTGGACACTGTGCCATTTATGTCCTGCTTCAGCCAATGCTTGCAAAGCTCCAACTTGGTAACTTCCATTTGAGCCGCCGCCGGAAAGTACAAGTGCTCGCTTTGGTTCAGACATTTATTCCTCTCAGCAATTCATATCTTTAATTATAGAAATTTAATTTATAATACAAATAAAAGATATTTATTTTTGATGAAAGAATTTTTTAACAAACTAACTTCCGAATTAAAATCTTCAAAGGAAAATGAGTTTGTTTGCAAAGATTCTCAAATTAATTGGATTTTTAAAAATATTTGGAACATTAATATTATTTTGCAGAAATCAGATGTTGAATTAATAAAATTTGGCAGACATCTTTCTCTATCTTATGAAGGGCAACGTTTCATATTAAAAGAATATGGCAAAGAACTTACAAAGACAGAAAAAATAGAGTTTATAGAGCAACAAAAAATTAATGTTAGTTTTTCTTTTTCAGAAGGAATTATAAGACTTACAGGAACTGGATTAACAGATGGAACTTGGAAAGGAGTTGCGCCAAGAACCAGAGCAATACCTTTTATTTCTATCTCTAACGATAAAACAAAAACTTATATTGAATCCATAGAAGAAGGAGGGAAATTCTTTCAAATCTCTGATTCTCTAAAGAACATTGCTGGATTAAAATTATGGTTAAAATGGGATAATCCATGTGACTTATATCCTGAAACAAATAAAATTGCTTCCTGGAAAGATAATTCTGGAAATTCTAATCATTTATTACAAGAAGATATTCTTAAGGCTCCACAATTAGATTCGGATAGAGAAATGATTGAATTTAATTCTGGAGATATTTTATATAGCAAACCTTTTAATATAGATTTACAGAGAGATTTAAATTTAACAATTATGGCTGTATTCGAGATGTCGGAATTTGTCTTTAAAGGAGATAAACAAAGAGTTTTAACTCTAATAGATTCAAATAATAATTCTATAGACATGATCTTGGAGAAAGAAAAAGACCAGATTGGTAGATATCCGGAATATACAAATGTTACAAGAGTTTTTTGTAAACATGTTTTTAACATTTGCGGCAAAACTTTTGAAAATAAAAATTTTATTGATTTGTTTACGGGTTATAAATTCTTAGACAGATTCATCGATAATGAAGTACCAGGTCCAAGAGTATTTCTCCTCTCATATCAATCTATTGAAAATAATAAGATCTTTATGAAAGATTTTAATTATCATAAAGACAAATGGTTTTCTTTAACGGAAACAAACGAAGAATTACAAATAAAAAAATCAAATGCAGCAAATGCTAAATTAATTCTAAATCCAGATGGAAATTTTTCCGGGAGAATAAAAGAAATTTTTATATTTGATAGAATATTTTTCAATTCATCGGAAAATAAAAATGAGAATTGGATCCTTCTATATTTAAAACAAAAGTATAAACTTAATGATGTTAAGTTTGTTCTAGATAAAAAATAATATGGAAATAAAAAAGAAAAGAAAAAAACCTAATGTCTTTGGATGGAAATGTTTTCTAGATAGTTGGAATCCTCCTCCAGATCCCAGTTGGATTCTTTTTAATTCTATAGAAGAAGCTATTAACTATTCAAATACATATGGAGAACCATATGAGATGACCTTAGATTTGGACAATCTAAACATTTTCAATGTTTATCTATTTCTAGATCATTTAAAAGAAAAGATACATCCTAAAGGATATGAATTGCCAAAAATATTTTCTCATTCTGGATCTATTCAAGAAAAAGAAAATTTAGAAAATTATATTAAAAATTGGGATAAGATAAAATAAAAAGAGAGGGGAGATTTCTCTCCCCTCTCCTAGATTAGATTACTTTACTAATCTACGTAGAAATTATCAAACGTAGGATAGTTCAGTCATACGAAGCTTAATAGCGGCATCCGTTACGCTGAATACAGCGTGAATTGCGCCAGTGTAGCCTTCTGGTAGTTCATAGTAACCATTGTTTACTAGTCTAATTGAGAAGTCAGAATTAGAAGCTGCGCCTCCGAGTTTGATATAGCATGTTGCGTTACCGTCCATGAAGAAGGTTGCATTCATACGATCACCGTTAGAAGCTAGTACTTCTGCGCTAGTTACACTTGCATTTGCAGTAGAAACTGCTGCGGAAGTTGTGTGCTTACGGACAATCCAATCACCAGATTGAACTGCGCTGATGCTATCAGTTGCACTGCTTAGATCACGAATATCAAGATCGGTTGCGGAAACAGTTACTGTTCCAAGTTGTGCTGCATCAATTGCTTCAACAGCAGCCTGGACAGCGTTAACGCTTACACCTAGACCATTGATTGCACCGGAGACAGCAGATAGGGTTGCTTCTGTTGCAAGAGAAGAAACGTCTACCATGTTATCAACAGTTACTACGTCAGCAGACGTAAGTGGGCGAATGTCAAGAGCAGTTGCAGTAACATTAAAGTTGCCAGCACCAGAAACTATAAGGATATCGTTTACAGAAGATTGAAGAACATTCTTGCTGTTGCTACCAAGTAGACCAATAAGAAGTGCGCCATTACCACTAACGTCGCTGTGGATAGAACCAGAAGCGGCTTGTAGGAAAGAGTTCCCTTCGCTACCTAGTGGAACGGTGACCATCTCGCCAGAGCCAGAGATTTGTGAGAATGGGATACCTTCATCACCATAAATGGTGATACTGTCAGTTGAGGCAGATAGAGCTACGTCAACAGCTGCATTGACAAGTAGTTCATTTGAACCGTTAAAGGTAAAGCGAGCAAGAGAGCTTGAAAGAGCAACTAGGTTGCCATTGTTTTCGCTCTTGAATGCATCAAGAGTTGCCTCAGTTGCGAAATCCTTGCCATCAATTGATGTTAAGGTTGCTTCTAGTTCAACTTTCATTGCGTCAATTGCACCGGAAACTGCTTGTAGATCAGAGCGATTGTCAGCTTTGAATGCAGCTAGCGTGGTTTCGGTAGCAAAATCAACTGCATTTAGCGTATCAAATTTGCTGCCTAGATCTGCGCCTAGAGCAACTACTGAGCCGCTGATTGCAGAAGAAGCATTATCAACCGCTGTTTCAACTGCACCAACAGAAGAATCTAGGGTATCAAGCTTACCGCCAAGACCGCTTTCCATTGCTACGATTGCACCGGAAACATCTGTATCGATGACTTTAAGCGCATTAGCATGAGCGGAAGATTGTTGAAGCATTACAGCTTCTGAGCCGTATACAGTAACACTATCGTCGGCATAGTTAAGCGTTACGTTAACGTCAGCGTCAACACGAAGTTTGCCATCAATATATTCGTTTTGAGCAATAGAGCTAGAAATTGCTAGTAATGTAGCTTCGGTAGCGAAATCTTTACCGTCAATTGATGTTAGAGTTGATTCTAGCATTGCACCAACGATATCAATTGCGCCAGAAACTGCTTGTAGATCAGAACGGTTATCGCTCTTGAATGCTGCTAGCGTGGTTTCGGTAGCAAAATCAACTGCATTTAGCGTGTCTAGTTTGCCGCCAAGGTCTGAACCTAGGGCGACTACTGAGCCGCTGATTGCAGAGGATGCATTGTCAACTGCCGTTTCAACTGCGCCGACAGAAGAATCTAGAGTGTCAAGCTTACCACCAAGATTTGAACCCATGTTATCAATTGCACCAGAAACATATGCATCATATGTCTTAAGTGAATTTGCACGTTCACCATCTTGTTGAAGAGCAACATCTGCTGAACCGTATACAAGGATACTGTCCGTTGAAGCAGATAGAGCTACGTCTACCGTAGCTTCAACCTTAAGTTCGCCAGAAGCGTTTAAATTAAGGAATTGAGCATTGCCAGATTCATCTTTTGCAAGAATGGCAACACCTGGTTGGTCTGAACCCATTGCTGAACCGGAAACAACTGCTACTTCGTCGCCAGCAAGGTTTTGTAATACTGAAATTGGAGATTCAAAACTCATAAAACACCTACATGTTTTTTATAAAAGCGTACCCTTTTCACACTGAATCATTTCAGGTGATAGGACAAACCTCTACACATATAAATATTTTATATTCAATCCTATATGACAGATCTGGTGCGAGAAACCTCAAACACTTTATTATAAGATATTACGTCATTTATCGTTCTTTTTAAAGAATTATCAGGAGTTCCAGAAAATAACTTCAAAGTAACTTGAGCTGGAATGATCTTATTGGCTCCATAAGTAAATTGTTTTTCAACTAACAATACAGCCTTTGAAGAATCTTTATACCATCTTACTTTTGAAGGTATAACAGGATTACCAGGAACATACTCTATCTCTCTATATCCACCATCCTGATGTTGTGTTTGAGTCATCAAATATAATTTGGTTATATAGTCTATAGAATTATTTACATTAGAATAATCAATACCAACTTTTGATTCTATAGCTTCTATGGAATCATTTAATTTACCGTGTTGTTCTGAATGACGTAATCCAGCAGCAGCATTCAACGGAGTTGTTGATGTTGGATTGATAAAGTTATCTAATGCTGTTGGAAATAAAATAGCCATAAAAAATTAACAGGAATCTAATATAAATATGAATAATATTATGTTTCCTGAGCTGAAACTATTTTTCATCCACGAAGTATTGATCTTTGACCATTAAAAGATTCAATTACAGCAGAAGATTCAACAAAAATATCTCCAATAAAAGGTGCTCGCACTTTCATTAAAGACACAAATCTTTCTGGAGATTCATTCATTTTACCGGCATCAATTACATTTAATCCATCAATTACATAACCACGAGATGGACCACGAAGTTCAAATTCTTTTCCTGTAGCATTTGTTATTTGTCCCATAGATCTTAAGAGAGGAATAGATACGCCATAGGCTTCAGATTGAACTTGTCTAAAGTATCTTGCTCCTTCTCTAATCATTACAACTTTAGCGCCGCTAACTTGATCTCTTGCCGATAATTGTCCAGTGATTTCTCTGGAAGCCATTACTCGTGGATCATCCATATTCGAGAAGCCGTCTATTTGAACTCCTAAGCTTCTCATTAATTGATTGGGGTCTTGTCCCTTCAGTCTTGCTTGAGTGACATGTAGAGGCTCGTAGTGAGGTTGTTGAGGCATCTGTTGTTGATGCTGTCCAGATGTCTTTTGCTGAAGACGATTTGCCCAATACTTTTTTTCCCAATCTGGTACGTCAGTCATATTCCTTTTCCATTGCTTCTTTTAATGAATAATTTTCGTAGCCTAATATTTCTATTAACATTTGTTCATTAATGTTTGCTCTGTTGAACATTTCTAACAAAACTTCATCTGGAATATTTTTATATTCTGTAAACATCCCTTTGAATCGACTCAATGCTCCGCTAATTCCTGAACCTATCTTTCCTAAAATTCCAGGTGGTGTCTGTGGCACATTTTGCGTAACAGCATATGGTTCTTGCGACTTCTGCGGAGATTTCTTTGGCTGCAATTCTTTAATCTTATTAAGAATTTCTATGAATTCTTTCTTTTTTGTGTCTTCAGTATCTCCTGGTTTATTTATTAATCGTAAATTATTGAGTTGTTTTCTAAAAGAATCACTTTGAGATTTATTTAGATATGGAACTCGATATTTCTCTAATGTATCCTGAAGTGTATCTATTTGATTTTGAAATTCTATACTCAATTGTATTGGGTCAATATATTTTTTTCCTAATACTCTTTCAATATACTGGGACATCCTAGCAACAATTTTTTTTTGGTTTTTATCTCCATGAATATTAACCATTGAATTAAATTTTTGATAAAAATCTCCTTCTTCTAAAGATTTTAGATATTCAACAATAGTTTTATTTTGCTCATCAGTGCCATTTGACATGACATTAGAGAAATTTTCTGCAATATCAGTTAAAGCTTGTTTTTTAACAGGTAAATAATTAGCATCATTAAATGATTCAATATCCCGTTTCAAGTTATTCAACGTTGCTGTCGGATTGTACCCAGATGAACCCCTTGTAGAATTTGATCGTATTGCTGGTTGTTTTGGAGTTTTAATTTCTATTTCATTTAAAACTTCTTCCATAAGAAGATGGATTGTTTCATCCAAATTTTTTGTTTTTCTTTTTTGTCCTCTTTTATTTATTTTATTATTAGAGAAGCTTAGAATCTTAGATTCTTTCGGATCCGCAAGATATTCTAAAAGATTTGCTAAATTTTTATTTCTTTTTTTGTTTATAGCTTTCATATCAATCGTATTCTTTTTCCATTGCTTCTTTTAATGAAAGAGTTTTTAATTGTAATGATTCTTGTAATTCAGCAGCTACTGCTGGAAATTCAGCCGTGCGCCTTGTCGCGTCGATTCTTCTTCTTAAAGCAGTAGGATTTTCTCCTCCTATTCCTCTCTCAATAGGTCTTGATTTTCGTAATCGATCTCTTAATGCTTCGACAGACCCTTTTATCGCTGATAATGGTGCTGTTACAGAAGGAACGAGCTCCTTATTTAATAGTTTTAACAATTCTTTTGCTCTGTCCGGAAAAAGTTCCTCAATCTTACCTGGAAAAAGTTCGTTAAAAATACGAAAAAATAAAATTTGCCATCCTTCATTACGAAATGTAAATTCTTCGAAAAATGAATCCTTTTCTTTACGTTTTTCAATCAAATTATTAAATTCAGTGTCGTTTTTATATTTTTCCCAATATGGTTTTATTGTATCTATAGTCACAGAACTGGTATTGAGCCCAGGTATAAACAATGATTTAAAAACAAGAAGCAAATTTTTTTGTTCGTAATCATCTTTTGTTTTTTGCATTTTTATAGGATCACAGATTTGGGTTAAAAAATAACTTACAATATCTCCTACCTCCTCTTGTTCCTTTAGTCCATCTAAAATAGATTTAATGGGAATCTTATTTGTTTCACTAGGTAAATTTTCAATTGCATTAAGATGAAATATTATTTTTTTACAGGCATCTGGTTCAATTGGAACTGGTATATTTTGGATTATAGATTTAAGTTTTGGTTCTCTGAAAAGTTCTGTATTTAAAAGTTTTTTTTGTTCCGTAGGATCCGCGCCCGACGCTATACGTTTAATATATTCACGTATAATTCTAAAATACGTATCTACATCATTCTTATTAATAGGTTCTTGAGGCGATGCAAGAACTTCTAACAATGATATTAGATTTGTATTTTTCTTCTTCTTTTTCATAATAGATAAACAATCTATGATAATAAATCAGCGTTTTGAGTAAAGAATTTTATTTTGAACTTGGATGAGTTGCTTTCTGCGGCGCTCTTGCATTAAAAGCTCACCATTCTTCGCAGACTCACTAAGAACTCGACCACGAACTACCTTGCTCTCAGCAAATAAATTCTCTTCTAATTCATTCTCATATCTAGAACCACATTCCTCAAGTTCTTCATAATCACCTCTTGGTCTTACATCACCTTCGTCATCTCTGCCATCTCTGCCATCTCTGCCATCTCTGTTACCTTGTTTGGGAAATCCAAGAAGTCCAGCATCAGTAGAATGATTTCCATATGTACCGTATTGTTGTTCTTCTAAACCGAAAGCTTCATCAAGATCTTCTTCTAAAGTTTTCGATTCTTCAACTTTGGGAGCGGGGGGCGTATCTACATTTGGAGCAGTAGGATCGGCAGGAGGAGTAGCATTAGGGGCAGGAGTGGCTTGACCGGCTGCTGGTGCGGGTGCGGGAGGAGTAGCATTAGGGGCAGGAGTGGCTTGACCAGCAGGAGCAGCGGGCGCAGCACCAGCGGCTGGGGCGGCAGCAGGAGGAGTACCTGTACCTGTTGTACCTGTTGGCGAGGCATTTTCTTTAGTTAACTCTTCAAGAACCAAAGCTCTAATGGTTTCAACAATATTATTTTCTTTTACCATTTTTTTAGATGGCTTTGCTTCTTCATTTAAAAACTTTAATAATTCATTAACTCTCATGTTATTCTCCGTAGCAATAAATACTTCTTTCTTCGGCTTTGTACTAACCCAATTTGGTTTTTTTCCTTTATTTCCCGCTGCACGCTTTCTTTTAACTGCACTGGATTTTTCTTTTTTACTCATACCAGCAGCACGAGAGGCGGGAACACACTTGGGATATTTCTTTGATTTGCTCTTCTTACGTACACCCTTGCCAGCAGATGCACCACAGGAAGGATGACCCCCACCCTTTTTTTTACGGCTAATATCTTTCCAATCTTGAGCGAACCACTTTCCAAGACCTGAAGCAGCGTAAACTTCATATAGTATTTCTATATTATCTTTACTCATCACTTCTTCTTCTTCTTTCCTTTAGTTTTTCTCCAGCCGCCACCTTTACTCTTATACCACTTGGATGCCCAGGCATTTGCATAGGCAGAATTACCAGTAATTGTAATCATACCATCTTGTTTCATTAGCCAAGTAGAATTTTCCGTTTGCGGACACCAGACATCCTGAATTATATCTGGCTTTGTAAATACATTGTTTGTTCCTTGAGAATTTCTTGTAGAAAAAGTCCAATCTGTCATTGTAGAATTATATTTTTTATCTCTAAAAGAGACTCGATATCCTAGGAGAGCTGCACAAATCTCTACAGCTTCTCCATGATCTGAATTTTTTTGACTAAATCCATAACGAATTACTGCCTGCTCTTCTTTGCTTTCAGATAATTTTTCATGTCCATCATAAACAATTGCCGCAGCAAAAAATGCTTCACGCTGTTGATTTGTCATTCTTGTAACTTTTTGCACCCAAGATTCACCATACTTTGAGAAATTTTCTAATAATATTGGACCAGAACTATTATTCTTCATTTTAGCAGCAGTTATGATCTTCATTCTTTTATTAATATCTTTTGCTTCTACTAAATGGTCTTCTTTCCAATAACGATAGCCTCTTTTATCTTCTTCATTTATATCTGCCCAATTCTTCTTTAATACCCATTTATGATTTGGAGTACAAACAAAATTAAAATTAGTTTGCGGAGTATAAATGTTTATAGTTTCAGCATCTTTATAAAAATGCAAATGCTGTATTGTTTTCCATTCTAAACAATCTTCTGAAATGTTATAAGTGCATATAACATCACCAATAGATAATTCATTATATGTTTTCCAGCCATCTTTAGTTAAAGCTTTAGAAGCTAGAGGAACACAAGGATATACATCAAATTTAGCTCGGGCAGCAGCTTTAGCTCGGCTCCATAAAGCTTTGTTAGTAGGAACATTTTTTTCTAAAAGAAGTTCCGTATTAATAACCTCATCTAAAGAAATAGATTCTTTTAAGTTACCAGCAGCATCTTTAGCAAATGGATCACGTTTCTTTTGCTTTCTCCATTTACCACCCATGCTTCTATATATTTCTTCTGCACGAGCAACAGCTCTAACACTTGGCCAATTCATCATTCGTTTATTTGTTTTTAAATGAAATTCTTCTTTAGCCATTCTTTTAGCTTTTGCCCAAGTCTTTGGTTTTGTTGGTCTAACGTGTTTCTTGAATTTTTCTTTTCTTTCTTCTTTAGAATTAATACAGAACTTGGCTTCTTCAAGAGCCTCATCAAGTTGAACAATTTCAACATCCTTCAAAATTCCTGGATCATTTGGATCTAATTTGCGTAAATCAGCTTGTACGTTTCCTTGACTTCTTTTAAAAGCTTTGGCTCCGCCTAATCCTGTTTCTGCTGGAGATGGTAAAACAATTTCAGAAACAATTGCATCAATCATTTCATGAAGAGCTGTAGTAGACCTTTTTCTTTTTGGTCTTAGCTCCTTTTGCTCTAGCGGTAATTTTGGTGTTTCTAAAATATTTTCTTTTGTCATAGCTTCTTCATCCAAAACTTCTTTTTCTTCATTATAAGTATTTTCTTCAGGCATCATTGTCGGATTTTGATGCAATTGTAGACGACGACTTCCCATAATATCTTGAGTAGCCATACTATATTGATCTATTTGTCTCATTCGTACTTCCCAGTCATCTGGAACATACTTTCTTGGAAAACCAATAGCCCCCATTCCTCCTAATGGATTGATAGGTTCATCAAGATATGGTTTTTCTTCGGGAGGAATATAAAGTGCTGGACGAGCTAAGGAATTAACTTGAACATTATTTGCGCCGCGCATCATTGGTCCAGAACCTGGAGTTAACAATTCTTGTAATTCTGTTCCTTCATTTTCCATAGATTGTTGAGTTCTTACAACAACACCTACTTCTTCTGGACTAAGATCATTCCAATTTTCCGTTTCGATAGAATCTATTGGAGCAAAATCTAATGTTGGTCCTAAGAATTCTAAAGGTTGTCCAGATAATGGATCTAAATTAATTTTACCATCAGGATCCGGGACATGATCAACTTGCATAACAAGAGCATTGGGTTGAGGAGGATATCCTGGAAGATCTCTATAAAAACCATCGGAAGGTTCTCTTTCAAGGAGAAGTTCTTCTTCTAAATTTTTTTCGTCTTCTTCTTTGATTGCGGCTGGAGCTGGTAATCTTGGATTTAAATCAAGAGGTTCCAATGGCGGAAGTCTACGATATTTGTTCATAACCCAACTTAATCTATCTATATCAAGAGGATTGTCTTCGTTTTCTTGATTTGCAATTGCTTGAGTAGCTGGATTTATTACATAAAGTTGTCGAATCCCGCCAAATCCATATGGACCACCTCGAAAGGATGGATCACCCATTGGATCTCCGGCATTTTCTAATAAGTCTTTTAATTTTGGAGATTTGCTCATATGATACCAATTTAATTATGGTTTCCAAATTAACATATCGTTTATTTAAAAAGATTCATGGGCTATCATATAAGAATGAAATATTTCTGTTTTGATACCGAACTTGGCGGACTAAAGAAAGAATATTCTCTTCTAACCTTATATGGACAAATCTTAAATGAAGATCTAAATGTTTTAGATGAGATAGATCTTAAGATTAAGCCAGATGATGGCATATATAAGGTTAGCGCCGATGCATTAAGCATTAATAGAATTAATCTTGTTGAACATGATAAGATCTCTATACCTATGTCAGAAGCATCTGGCAAATTTAATAACTTTATTTGTCGCCATTCGATGAATTCAGGGGAAAAAATTATCCCAATGGGACATAACGTTTCTCTAGATATTAAATTTGTTAAGAATTATCTGATTTCTTCTTCTGAATGGGATAAACATTTTTCGTATAGAAAAATGGATTGCCATTCGGTTGCTATGTTTTTAGGTTTTTCTGGCTATTTACCAAAATATGATTCATACTCACTAAAAACTTTGGCTGAACACTATCATTTAGATACAGATGGTATGCATGAAGCCAAGAAAGATGTTCAAATAACAACTCAGTTATTTAAGCTAATGTCAAACAAACTGAAGGAGCTAAAATGAAGTACAGCATTAACATTGATCCTCGTTTAAAAATTCCAGAACCAGAAAAGCATTGGGAATTTCCAGTTGCTCTTACTTTCTCTGGAGATTTTACCGAGGAGAACTGTAGGAAGTTTATAGAAGAATTTAAAGCAGCAGAAGACCATGCCGTAAAATCTAAGCAAGGTGTGCTGCCAATCGTTATCGATAGTTACGGAGGAGATGTTTATGCTCTGCTAGGAATGGTAGATATTATTAAAAATTGCCCACTCCCAGTAGCAACTATCGTTGAAGGTAAAGCAATGTCTTGTGGAGCTGTACTGTTCTCATGTGGTACAGAAGGATATCGATTTATTGGTCATTGTGGTACTGTAATGTTACACGAAGTCTCCTCGTTCTCTTTTGGAAAGAATGAAGATATCAAGGCAACTGCTAAAGAAACAGATAGACTTAATACATTCCTCTTTAAGCTGATGGCTCGTAATGTAGGAAAGCCAGAACATTATTTTATCGATTTATTGCATCAGAATAAAAATATTGATCTATTCCTTGATTCTGATGATTGCCTAAAACATAATCTTGCTAATAAAGTTGGAATTCCATCGTTTAATATTGCAGTTGAAATGAAGATCGACTTCAAGCATTCAGGTTGACAAGCATAAGTCATATGCTATCATTAGTATATGAACAAGAAAATTTGGACAGTCATCTATAGTATTGATACTATCAAGCAACACGAAAGCATTATAGCTTCTTCGAAAAGAGAAGCAGTTCATAGAATTATTAATTCTAAAAAGCAGCTAATTAAAATTTTAGATGTCTTTCTAAGAAATAATATTTGAAGAATTGCTTCTCTTTTTCTTTTCTGGAATAAAGAAGAATATACAAATCAGGATATTTAAAACAAGGATATAGATATGTTTAAAGAACTATGGGATAGCCTAACAGGTCCAGCCAAACTTCTGGTCGGTTTAACCGCCGCAGAAACAGTTATAAACGTTCTTACAGACAATGGCGGCAACCATCTTCCAGTGAAACAAGCAAATCTAGATCCTCGCAAAGAAAGATTGCGTAACTCTTCCTTTTATAAGGATCCAATGACTGCTTTCTATAATCTAACTCCAGAAAATCAACAGAAAGTTCTTGATTGGGCTAAACAACATAATCTTACTATTGAGGAAGTAATTAGAAGAGTAATAGATAAGTAATGGAAGATCCATCAAAAGAAGAATTGAAATGGCCATTAGGGTTTGTATTGTTGATTTATATGTTATTGTTTGCCCTGTATAATCATTGTTGATGATGAAAGAGTATGTAATTAAACTTACTTGGCAACCAGAAACAGGTAACTTATATAAAGTAGAAGATCTGGGTGGGCATCGTCTTAGCTTAGAACCAAAAGCAAAATTTTATTATTATCAGAAGCATTCCTATGTTGTAGAAGACAAAAGGCTTCATCTTAACAAAGATGATATCTTCCTATTTCTCGGAGAAAAACAACGTATCCCAGAATACTATTCTTTCTTTAAGATTCTAAATAAAGATCTTGTTTGCTGGCTTATTATGCCAGAACGATTGTATGAACAAAAACATAAAATCATTAATCCAATTCCTTTATTATAATATATAATAGATTCAATTAGTTTAAAGGAATCCTTATGAGCGAAGAAACAAAAGAAACTACTACTGCTACCACTGAACGTAAAACTTTTAAGTTTAGCGACGATATTATTGCTCTTGTTAGAGATCTTCTCCAACTTTCATTGCTTACCAATAGCAATATCATTGATCATCTCAGAGCAGTTGTTGTAGAGACAGAAACAACTAGACCACAATATCTAACTCTTACACCTGAATATGTTGAAGCATATAATGCTCACATCGAGAAGCTTAATAGCGAAGCACAGGCATCTGCTGCCGCTGCTCAAGCTCGTCTAGCATCAGATGACCAGGAACAACCTTCCTGAATATTCTATATTCAATTTAAACAGTTAAAGGCGTTCTTTATGGAACGCCTTTTTATTTGATTTATTTTTAATAATAAAAACGCCGCTGGGAAATCTAAATCCAAGCGGCGTCTTTCTTTTAAACGTTTAACTTATAAAGATGTGGCTACAAAGGTTTTTACTTTCCAGATGAACCAAAACCTTGCTGTCCACGAATAGATTCTGTTACTATATCGGTTTCTTCCATAACCACTTCACCCATAGTAGCTACTTTATAAACAACTAATTGTGCAATACGTTCTCCTTTTTTAAAAGTCTGAATTGTGCCTGGTGAGAGCGAAAAATCGTTATAATTAAAATTCAAGCAGTTAAGAACAACGCAAATTTCCCCTTTGTAAGTCGGATCGATAACCCCCCCGGTGGGAAAAATGCCAGATACCGATAATCCAGAACGACCTTCAATCTTCATAAAAATACGATTTCGATCATTATCCATTATTGGCATGTCAGCAAGTTGAATATTAGTTTTAATTTTCTTAGTTTGTCCCGACTTAATTGTAAAGTCCTCGTCACAATAAATATCAAAACCAATATCACCATCTCTTATTGCTGTTGGAATCTTAGCTGTCTCCGACATTTTCTTAAATTTAATGTTAATAGTTCTTGGTGCTTTTGGTATTTGTGGATCAAACCAATTTCTATCTAACGTTTTGTAATCATTCTTTGCAACCGGTTCTTCTGTTGCAATTCTAATTGCATCATTTGGATTATGTGTATTCATTTATTCCTCTTGTTTGTCAAGCATTAACCTGTTGTTCCGCAGCCATTTCTCCATCTGTTAACCTTTCATATGTTGAATGCTCTTCTAGACTTTCTTCTGCATTTAGAATTAATGCCGCATCCATTAAAGCATTGATATAATCAGAATACTCTGGTTTATTGACTACCTTCTGCATAAACTCTTGTTTGTAAAACTTAATTTCCGTTTCTATTTCACCAGTCTTGTTGTTCATAACAGTAAAAGTTTTCCAAGCGGCATCCCCAGAAAGATTTACTGTTTTTCCGTTTACCTCTACTCCCCGCTTTGAATTCTTACAATACTCCCGGAGAAGATCAAAGATTTCATCGTTTTCATAGATTCCCTTGCCAAACATTATTTGGAAACCAACCTTGCGGAATGGTTTGGCAACCTTATTCTTAATAGTTCTTGCTGTTACATTAATACCAATTGTATTTTCTTCTTTATCCTTTATTGCTGACCCGCCATCAAGACGAATACGAACAGATGAAGAATATGGTATCGCCATACCACCAGATGTTGTAGTCGGATCACCAAACATAGTATTATGTGAAAGAATGCCGTTACTTAAATACGAATGAGAATCTGCGACTTCTAAATCTGCAATCTCTAATTCTCCATCGATTTTTGAAATTTCAAATGAAGACCAACCTTTTTCAGTTAAAACAACATATTCTTTTTCATTTTGAAAAATTGTTCCAACTTCTTCATATAAGGGGGAATCAGAGCTTATATGCTTTACATATATTTTGTGTTCAGGAGAGCAGGATAATGTATATGACAATGCAGTGATAATTTTCATATGAACTGCATTTTGTTTTCTTATAATATTTTTAACATCTTTCCAAAGAACATTTCCTTTTTCGTCTAAAGTTTTTACTTCCCATCCTGTTACTGGGATTGGTTGATTTGTTGGCATTTGTTCAAATTCATATCCCATTTCATTGAACATTTGTTTTATTGTTTCATTTTTTATTTTGTTACAGTAAGAATATTGAATATTTGTCTCAGGTCCAACACAGCCAATTTTCATTCTTTGTTGTGATACAAGAACCAACAAGACTTTCTGACCACCGATAACGTTAGCGATCTTTCTCATGCCCTTAGATAGAACACGGGCTTGTAGACCGATGGTATTCTGATCATAGTCACCTTCCAACTCTGCCTTTGGAGAAGACTGAGAAACGCTATCCCAAATAACGGTAACAGGAACGTCTTTGGTCATTGTACGGGCTTTAAGGATAGTGCTTTCAATAATTGAAAGGATTTCCTCTGTACATGGAGTTTGAACGAATACAAATCTTCTTGCGACATCAATTCCCATATTAGAAAGAGTATCTGGATTGGTCGCATTCTCAGTATCAATGAAAACAACTATACCACCCATTCTTTGGGTGGAACGTGCTATTTGAGCCATTAGGGTTGATTTACCGATACCTGGTGGACCTTGTATTTCTACAATACGTCCTTCTGGCATTCCCCCATCTCTACGATTAGCGATGATATAATCTAACTGACGAGAACCGGTAGAAATCCATCTACTAACATTGGTAGGAGCATCATCGCTTCCTAAATTGAAAGCAATTTTTTCATTATGAGTTTTGTTAATTTCTTTAATTAATTCATTTGCAAAGTCTTCTGTCATAGAAGCTTCTGCGGTTGTTTCTTTATCTTTTTTTGCGGGGCGTGCCATATAAACCTCTTGTTTGATTAATCTTAACTGACAAAAATATAAAAATATACCATAAAGAATAAAATAAAAAGACCATGTGAAATTAACCACATGGTCTTCGTCCCTAGATATTGGGGAGGGATGATTATCTAGAGATCAATCATCAAGAGCAGAGAAGGCTTCATCAATCTTCTTCTTACTGGAAGAAACTTTCTTTGCTGCTGGCTTTACTTCTTCTTCGAGAACTTCTTCTTCTACTGAACCAGAAGATTCAGATACTTCCATTGACTCAACAATAGAAGACTTAGAAGCTAGGAAATTCTCAATTACTTCATTTAGCTGCTCTGGATTCTTTACCTGACTCTTGAAGATTTCTTCAAGGTTTGGAATACCAGCTATAACCTTCGTTCTATCCGCCTCAGAAGCCGCTAGAGGGCTTGGCTTACGACGGGGCTGTAGTTTGATGTCCTTAACTGCAAAGCCGTTAAAGGTCTTTTCTGTTGGCGTAACGGTTACAGTAAAATCATAACCATTCTCTGGATGCGTAAGATCCTCATCAGAATAATCTGGATGAGCAAAGATAGCATAGAGATCCTTTAGCATTTTGCTATTGAACTCCCATAGCTGAACACCTTTAGCCTCTTCTCCTCTTACAAGGATTGGAATATAATAGCGTTCACGAGGACGAAGCTGAGTAAACAGCTTCCATGAAGACTTGCTGCTACGATCCTTACGAAGATCGGTAAGCATATCAAAGATTGGATCTGGCATACCAAACTGTGCTGGTGCTACAAATCGTCTCTCTGAGAGTAGACGGCTATCATAATAGCTTACCTCCTGTACCGGCTGACCATTTGAATCACGGTATGGGAGAATTCGGATATCATGTTGACCAATCTGTGGCTTCCAATACGTAAGCTTTGGTCTATTCTTATTTTCCGTTGTTAGAGTTGCTGACTTGTTTCCTGAGAGGGCTGCAATTTTACGTTTAATAGCTTCGATATCGTATGACATATTTATTTTTCTTTCTTTGGTTAGGGTTGCACTAATGGCGTTAAATAATAAGTTAAGTTGTTAATAAATGGGTTGCACTAGTGGCATATATAATTATTTGCTTTGTGCAACTTTATACCTAAAAAACAGTCAAATAAGGGAAGTAATTCCATTATTTTTAATGCAAACAGTCCTTACGGAATGCTGCAAAACAATTGATAGCCATGAATCTTTATAAGATGGTACATAGCTAATAGCTTCTGTGGATCTTACATTAAGAGACATGATAGCTGCAATTTCATCTTCGGTTAATGGACAATGAAATTGATTAAGCCAATATAGAGATCTGGTAGCAACAGATATATTGGATAGTTCTGAATTAATCTCAAATAGCATTCCCTTTTCTCGATGCCATTGAGAATTTTGTGGATAATAATAATCTTCTTCAAGATTACCTAGTTTACCGATATCATGAAAAAGACCAGTTACAATAATACTATCGGTTGGTACATCAACATCATATAGCTTAACTAAATCTTTCATCATTTTAGTTACATTTATACTATGCCAAATTAAGCCGCCGGTAAAACATCCAATATATTCTTGTTTTGTTGAAGCAGGACAAACAGGTGCTCTATCTGCTACTTTTTCACAAAGATCCAACAGGGCTTCTCTTTTTTCATTGTTTTCAATCTTAGAAACAAGATTTTTATATAAAACCCAATTGGCTGTTATCTTTTGTATTAGAGGTGAATCGGTCATACATCTAAAATAACAGCCAAGAATATGGGTTTAAACAGTTATAAATATTAAGTAAATCTACGAAGACGAGCAGGAACATGTTCTCGGTGTTTACCCTGGAATGCTCTTGTCTGAGGATCATTGTGATGAGCACCCTTAGTTCCTGCTTCGTTTCCGTTGCTATTTGTTTTCTTAATTTCTCTTTGAATTCTTTCTATTAGCCATCTTTTATATGTCACAGGAAGATGATAGTAATCATGCCATGTCATACCAAAATAATATCCTAATAGAAAGAATGGCTCAAGGAGTAGAGCTTCTTTATCTTCTGGCGTTAGGCCAAAAAAACGTTGGTCCCATTGGCAGGGACACCTCATCGCTATGATCACATGATTTACAAGAAAAATTAATCGTCATGTTGACACCAGGTTCGTTTTCATCAATAAACTTTCGAAGTTCAAGAGAATCACGAGCTGGCATGTACTGAACGAACTTGGAAACAAATGAACGATCTTTATTGTTTTCTATTTCAACTATAGAAGATAGAAGTCTGCTTGTAATCAAATTGTCATTTACAAGACCTTTCTTCTTTCTCATTTCCATTTGCTGTAACATTTCTTCTTCTTCTTTACCAGTCAAGAATTTAAATTTAACATTCTTCTTTGAAACTGGGAGAACAAAAGAGAATAGATTTTCACCAGGAACTGATGGCTCTAGTTGTAATGGTTTAATAGGAAGCTGAGTAAGATCAATCTCAAGTTCATTCTTGAACTCACAATTTGGACATTGCATTATTGGATTATATTCTCTACCATAACCAGAAATTCTTACAGCTATCATGAGTGCATTTCTATCACCAGATAGAAGAGAATTAACATCAATATTTGGATCAATTAAACAACTCTTAAGAAGTTCAGTAATAACTGTACCTTTCTTAATAAGAGCACGACTCATTAAGATGTCTTCATCTTTAGCTGTCATCGCTCTATATTCAATTTCACCAGCCGCATGTAATGGATGACTTACAGCATATACTTTACCAGCAGAAGGTAGTGGAACTGCATCAATTGGAATTTCCATTCCTAATTCCTTCTTGGCGTATTCCTCTCTTGACATACCCGGTACAGCCGTAGCAGATGCCTGTTGGGCAGCAAATATAGCATTTCTTAGATTTCTCTGTTCTTGTTCTTCAGACATTTAGATACACCTCTTTGTAGAAAGTTTATAAGTATTTGTATAGTTGTATATTAAAAAAATTATTTATGGCGAAGAAATACATGGATCTCTTATTATTGTCGCCAATGAATTTGCCATCTCAACAGGATCCGTTGTTAAATTAAAAATTATCGCACAATCATCAAATGATGGTACATATAGACTTTCAACCACAGCAGCAAATACTTCGCCGTGAGTAAGAGAAGCGCACATCCTACCCTCAGTTATTGGAGGAGTAACCCAACTCTGCCCTTCTTCATCAGTAAATAATATTATTATACGAATCGTATTTCTACGCCATCCTATTGGTATAGATTCGGTCGCCAAAAGATAGACAACATCATAAGATGGTTCCTGTCCAACACTAAAACTAAATGATGTACTACTCAATACAGAATTAAAAGTTGAAAATGGAACCAAGGGACTAATCAGTTCTGCTTGTCCATCAATATGCCCTGGAACAAATACAAGACCAAATCTAAAACTTGCTTCAGAAGCAAAGCTTGTAGTAAAGGCAGCAGTAGCATCCCTAACTGCATCTATCTCGGAAGACATACTCCCAGAAGTATCAATAGCATAAACTATATCAAAACCATCATTTGATACCCGTAAACACTCTCCAGCAATCATAACCCCATCAATACAACCATCACAATCATTGTCTATGCCGTCACAACCATATGTCCCTATTTCATCAACAGGTGAGATAGAATCTAAACATACTGCCCAGTCTCCCTGAGAGCAAACCTGTACTCCTCTTCGACAAGGTGGATATATTGTTATGTCCGCCGGAGTTTCCCTGTCATAACACCATCTTGATAACGGACCTCTACTATCCCCATCTATATCCCCATCACAGTCATTATCAAGATTATCACATATTTCTGGAGTGCAATCTATACGAGAACATCTCCCACGAATACAACCAAATCCAGACCCACTACGACCACATTCCTCATCAAACTCGCAAATAGCACCAGCAGGATCATATGGTCTACATACACCAAACCTACACTCTTCCATTAAAGAATCACACGGAGGAGAATTCCCACATCTACATTCATCCCCTATACATCGATCAGATATTGAATAAGGACAAGAATATCCACATGCTCCACAATTATTAAAATCATCTTCTATCCCCCCATCAAAAGCACATACAAAACTAGGAACATCAAAAGACGTATCCATTGATGCATCAGGTATATCTTCTGGATAGAGAGTACAACAAGTTATTAATAATGATAAAATGATATTAAACAATCTCATGTCAATATAATTCAACATGAAAAATAAAATTTATATCATTTTAAAAATAAAGTTATATGACTCTCTCATAGAGAGCATTACTACAGCCGAATACTTTCCAAACCTTGTTTTCTTCTGCTACCTGCTTTTCTGTTTTATCTTTTGTAGCACGAAATTTAAAGCGGGGATATCTAACCTTACCATCAGTATACCAATAGTTAACACCAGTATCTTCTTTAATCAAAGAAAATCCAGATTGAAGATAAACATTTCCATACCCAAATCTTAAATCACAATAACTTATTATTCTTCTATATTTTGTTTCTGGAACTAACCAGTTGTTAATAGAATGTTTAAGCAGTTTACTAAAGCCTCCTCGAACATTTGTATATAATTTATTAGCATATCTCGCTATCTCAATAACATCAGGATTATTCTTGATCCATTTCTTCTTTTGCTGAGGAACTCTCCATGAAATGGCTGCTACAATATCTCCTCTATATTCTAATCCAAAATATTTGCTAGCAGGAACATTCCCTGAAATGTGCGATGAATCAAAAAATTTATGAGCCTGTTGAGGTTTGATCTCTACTACAGAACACTTTCTTGCATCAATGTTTTCTATATTGTTAGATCTTAGTCGGCTAGATATCATAGATTTTACAATCTCAGATTTACTCTCCCATTCATCAGAAAAGATATGAAAAAGAGAATAATTTATCTCTCTACATTTTTTAGTCTTTTCTTGATGGTGATTCTTTCCAACCTTTTCTACATCGTGCCAATATAATCCATTATACTCAATAGCAAAATTCTTATCCAAAACTACTATGTCTAGCTCTTTAGGAGAAATAAGAGTTCTGTTATTACGTTTAATGAGATATCCTAAACTTTCTATATAGTTTCCAACTTGAATCTCATCTTTTGAAACCATAAAAGGATAACAAAATATACACAAACCCCCACGCTCATATGCTTGCAGCGTCTTTTCTTGTTTACCAAAACATTTAATGCATTCTAATTTTAATTTTGTATGCTGTCTATTAGTATAAGATTGGTAATCTGATAAATAACGAAATTCATTCGATCTCAATTCAATTCTTTTATTAAATTCATCCTCTGATATTGTTTTCAATATAGAAATTTTTCTTTTAGTATCTTCTGTATGTTTACGACCATAGAAATGATTTGCAGAACCAGCAACCGATAAAGATTGATTATATATTCTGACATCATTCTCTTTAGTTAATCCTTTGTTCCAAGTTTTCTTTATTTTGCCACCGGTTTTACCTGCCGCAGAACAAGCTTCCTTGGTATGGGCTTTACAATATTCTTTAAATTCAAATGATACGTATCTTGTAAATTCAGAACACAATTTACATTGCGGACGAATTTCATCATGAATATATTTTATTGTATATTGTTCAGATGTAAGTTTATGTTTATATTGTATATGGGTTGATAATCCCTTTAGTGTTTGAAAATTTTCATTACATATTTTACAATTAGTATTAATTGTCATGCAAACCTCTTATATCATATTGTACATTGTCATTAAGGGTTTGTATAACTTAAGAAAAAGAAAAAGAAAAAGGGCAGCATTTCTGCTGCCCCTTCTCAGACCCCTATTTTATAGGGAGATTTCTCAGATTAGTGAGAGGTCAAGGACCGTAACGGTTCCGTAGAAGTCCGAACGAACCATTTTCTTGCCGTAACGAGTCATCACTCCTTTTCTGGGCGTGAAATCCTCCTGAGCGTAGATAACTGGGGTAAGGATTAGTGGAACGTATGGTGCGTAGATATAACCGGATTCAAGGAAGGTATTTCCTTTAAGACCAACAAGGATCTTGTTGGCTGGGAAATATGGATCTTTGTAAACGGTGTATCTGTTGTTAAGCGTACCGACAGATTCTGCACCTACGGTCATGCTGTCACGAACTTGACCATCGCTATCGAGGCGGTAGGATGGCTTGTAAGCAACCATGTGTTCGAAGATCGTGCATACGTCTGGTGAGGTAACAACGAAGTTACCGGAGCCACGTAGGGTCTTCTTGTGGATGGTGTTTGCAACGTCCGTAACGGTTTCAACAAGTGTTTGATACCATTCTTGGATATTGACAAAGGCTTGTGGACCTGGAGCGAATGCGGAGCTTTGTAGAGCTTCTGCACCAGTGAACTTGTTAACGATCTTACCTGGAGCGCGTGACCAGTAAAGGTTTGCTGCGCCAGCTTGCGTAAGAAGGTCATTAAGAATTTCACGGTCGATATCAAGCGTGATCATTTCAGATAGGATGTTTGTAAGTTCAACTTCTACGTCGATTGAGTAGAATGCCGTGAGGTCTTGAGCCATTTCTGGGGACCAACGTGCGCGGAGCTTACGGGTCGTTGCAGTTACGCTGGTTGATTCGATACGAATGTCAACATCTGGGATCTTTGGAGAAGCATCGACAGCGAAGTTTGATTCGAAGGATGGAATCGTTAGCGTTGAACCATCGGAGTTAACTGATAGTGAGTCAGCGATTGCGGCAGAACCGGAAGCGTTGATTGTGGTACCAGCAGTGACGAAAGATGGAGAGGTAGCATTTTCAACACGTAGAACAAATAGTACGTGGGTACCATTGAGTGGATCTGGCGTGAAGACAGAACCATTCCAGTTACCACGACGATTTGCTTTACGAAGGTTTAGGATGCCCGTACCACCTTGATATCCTTCGCCCCATGCACGTAGCGTTGAACCACCAACGCCACCCGTGCCACCAAGACCATATAGAGCAACTTGATCTAGATTTAGTAGATCAGCGCCGGAGATGGCAGTGGTGATTGAAGAGGCTGAAATGAATAGGAAGGAGTAGTCAACAAGATTTTCAGCAAGATCAACTTCAACTTTTGAATCGTAGTTGACGAAGCGTGCATTGTAACCACCGAAGTCAGAGGAAGCGGAAACTACGCCGTAGTTAACCCAGGCATTGGTTCCTGCTGCCCATGCACCCATTGCGCCAGAGTGAACAAGAACGGTGTTTGAGTTCTTGTGAACTTTGGAGTAACCAGTGCCGACTAGATCGTATTGACCACCGGTTGCAAGTGAACCAGAGCGAACGCCTGCGCCGCGTGGATTGTTATAAACAGATTGACCACGAGCATAGGTTGCTGCTGAAGCTGAATCGCTAAGAGTAACGCCTGCATCGCCACCATTGTTATTACCATAGGTGTAATCTAAGTAGAATAGTAGACCGGTTGGAAGGCTCATTGGTTGTACTGAGACAACTTCATTTGCGATTAGACCAGCGAATACTCTACGAACGATTGGGAATGCAACGTTAGTAAAGCCAACTACTTGACCGGAGGAAACTAAGCTACCACCACCTGTGGATAGAGCATTTGATTCCTTTAGTAGTTCTGCACATTGATTCTCTAGAAGAGAAGCCATGTTGTCACGTTGAATGCCTTTAAGACCTTCAAGTAGACCGGTTGCGCCCCATTTCTTAACAAGGCGTGGTGAGTCAGCACCAAGAGAGCGGCGGTGTACGCCTTCTGCTAATTGTGATAGTGTAAACGTTTTCATTATTATCTCCTAAATTTATAAACTATTTCTTTGGCTAAATTATTATCAATCGTCTTTGCGACCCTTAACGAGTAGCGCCCAACGTTCTGGGGTTCCTAGTACAATATCATTGGCTTGATTTGCACTTTCAGAAATCACTTTGAAGGAAGCTGCTCCAGAAGATACTGGGGCTGATGCACCTCCTGTACGAACTGCACCTCTTGTTGCTGCCTCGTTAAGCTTATTCTTAATTTTAACGTATATTTCCTTAGCCTCTGCGATAGTTTGTGCTCTATCAAGATGTTCAACTATTACTTGCTTTTGTTTCTGTGAAAGATCTTCTCTTTGTAGGAACTTGTTAAGTAATAGAACCTTTGATAAGAATAGGTTCGTTTCGGCCATTTCTGATTTCATTGTTTGTAATTCTCTGTTACGAGATTCAGCAAGCTTCTTAACTTTTGAAGCTGCGTGAACTGTTTTGTGAAGTTTGGATTCAAGAAGACGGGTTCTCTTGGAAGCACGGGAACGGAGAACAGATTCATAAAGACTTTCTTCCATTGCTCCACTGCCATAAAGCATTGGAGGAGGCTCTTCTTCTTCCTCTTCTTCTTCCTCTTTTTCTTCCTCTTCTTCCTCTTTTTCTTCCTCTTCTTCTTCCTCTTCTTCTTCCTCTTCTTCGTCGTCATCCATCGACATTTCTTCATCGTAGCCTAGATCTAGTTTGACTTCCTCTTCTTCTTCTTCGTCAGACATTTCCATGTCTTCTTCTTCTTCGTCAGATTCCATGTCTTCGTCTTCGTCTTCGACAGAAAGAGTGACATCGCTAGCATCAAGTTCTAGATCATCTGGAAGTTCTAAAGAAATCGTTACACCTTCTTCAAGATCT